GAGGAAGTGAACACAGGCTTTGATGTACACAGTTATACGGCTGATGTTATTACCAAGGCAGGTCAGAAGATATCACGCCAAGATGCCAAGGCACATACGTTTGCTCCCTTATATGGGGCAAGCGGATTTGGTAGGACACCTGCAGAAGCCTCGTACTATAAGCAGTTTAATACCAAGTACAGTGGCATAGCCAAGTGGCACAAGCAACTAGCAAGCGAAGCCTTGAACAAAGGTAAGATTAAGACACCATCAGGCAGGGAGTTTGCATTCCCTGACATGGTACGTAAGCGTAATGGTGTGTCACACTTTACGCAGTTAAAGAATTATCCTGTACAGTCATTGGCAACTGCAGACATTGTGCCTGTAGCCTTGCTGTATATTGATAGTAAGCTTGATGATATGGAGAGTTGTATTGTAAATACTGTACACGATTCTATCGTCATTGATGTTCATCCTAATGAGAAGGGAAAGGTTCTCGACATAATAAGTAGTACTAATAAAGAGTTAAATAGTTTAATAGAAACCAGATGGAATCTAAAGTTTAATGTACCGCTATTACTGGAATCAAAAATAGGTAATAACTGGCTTGACACTAAAGATGTGGCATGATATAACTAAGATTCAATCATTTTAAAAGGAGATAAGCATGACAGATTTAGTCACAATTAATGTAGATAATTATGATGCAATGGCGAAAGCTATGGGCATTAGTAACGAGAGATCCGAAAGTACAAAAGAGAAAGCTAGTACGCTTGCTCGTTTAAGGATTAGCCATGTACCTATCATGGGTACGGCTGAAGTAAAAGGTAAGCAGGTCAACGTAGAGGTTGTCGAAGGTGGTATGTATAAGCTTGAGATACCTGATGGACCTACTTACTTTTCAAAGAGCGTAAAGGTAAGACCTTTTATGCAGAGGTTTATGTTCAAAAGATTTATCATGGGTAAGGGTACAACCAAGAATAGGTTTATCAAGACCATCATGGCTGACAATCTTAACATAGACCTCAAGGATAGTGATGGTGGATTCAACTGTGGTAAACCTTCAGGTTGGGTTAAGGATTTCAAAGCCCTACCACAAGCACAACAGGACTTGATTAGATCCTGTAAGCGTGTTCGGGTTGTGTTCGGAAACGTCACTATGGTAGATCCTGTTGATGCAACAGGTGCTAGTGTATCCCTAGATCCTACTCCTTTCATATGGGAAGTAGAGAATAGAGATGCGTTCAAGAGTATAGGCAAATGTTTCAACGACTTAGCACGTGCTAAGAGATTGCCTGTACAACATGAGATCACCTTGTCTACTGAAGCAAACTCGTTAGCGAATGGTAACACGTTCTTCTTACCTAGTCCGACACTTGACCTAACTAATACTATCGAAGTTGGTGATGATGATCAGGCTATGTTTGCTAATCTTGTATTGTGGATTCAAAACTACAACGACTATATCCTATCACAGTGGGATGAAAACGTACACAAGAATGAGAAAGTAGATGAGAGTGTACTTGATGACTTCATTGAGATAGACACAGACGAAGTGGTATCCTAATGAAACACCCTGCGGAAATGGTAGTACACCAGTATCTCGACAAAGCATCTAAGGGAGAGACAGAGATCTCTACCAGTACAGTCAATCAGATCTGTAAGGATGTTAGAGAAGCTGTTGTTAAGCAGTTCGGTGGGGGCAACAAGCGTGGGGAGTTTGCCTTTCGTATGTCAAACGTAGGCAGACCCTCATGCCAACTGTGGTTTGAAAAGAACAGGCCACAGGAAGCGTTGCCTAAACCGACTACATTTATAATGAACATGGTGTTGGGTGATATAGTTGAAGCTGTATTCAAAGGCATCCTAAAAGAAGCAGGAGTTAAGTATGAAGATCCTAAACGTGTTACACTGGACATGGGAGAAGACTCACCACAACGTGTTGTTACTGGAGAGTATGATCTTGTTATTGATGGTGCAGTCGATGACGTTAAGTCGGCATCAGATTGGTCATATCGAAACAAGTTTGATTCGTTTGATACCCTAAGAAATGGTGATGCTTTCGGATATGTTAGCCAATTAGCAGGTTATGCTAGTGCTTCAGGAAAGAAAGCAGGTGGTTGGTGGGTAGTTAATAAAGCCAATGGCGATATTAAATATGTACCTTCAGACATAGACGTAAAACAAGAGGTCACTAAGATCAAAGCCAATATGAAAAAGGCTAGTAGTGATACCTTTGAAAGATGCTATGAACCAGTAGAAGAAACTTTTAGGGGAAAGCCAACAGGTAATAAGATCTTACCAATCACATGTAGGTTTTGTTCTTATCGTAAGTCTTGTCATTCAACACTACAAGAACTACCACAGAAAATGTCTAAGGCAAAAGATCCTAAGATTGTGGCTTATGTATAATGGATAGCAAGCAATTTAAAGCTGCACGTAAGTATGGGTATAGGTCAGGGTTAGAGCAAAAGCTTGCACTCTACCTATCCCAACGTAAAGTAAAGTACACATACGAAAGTATAAAGATAGAATGGGAAGACTTGGCATACAGGACTTACACTCCTGACTTTATTCTTACGAATGGTATTATCGTGGAGACTAAGGGTATGTTCACAGCAATGGATAGACGTAAGCATCTTGCAATCAAGAAGCAACATCCCAAGCTAGACATACGTTTCATCTTTGAGAATAGCAGACGTAAGTTAAGTAAAGGTGCTAAGTCTACCTACGCTCAATGGTGTGACCGCTATGGTTTTGAGTATGATAATAGAGTTATACCCGAAGCATGGTTAAAGGAGAAAGGTAAGGTAGTACATCCAAAGTTTATTTCCTTTACACGTAAAAAGATTGTGAGGGCATAATGAAACAAATACCACTAGACATAGAAGAAGAAGACTTTGTGATTCGAGTGCATCCACATAGAGACACAAACAATAAATGGACAGGTGACGTTACGTTAGGTATTATAACATCTGACGAAAATCCCTTGTCAGACCATGACTTTTACTATATGATGGAGTTCACTAATCTAATCTGTGCATCTGTTCCTTTGATGTCAGAAGACCCAAGCTTCAGAGAAGCCTTGGAATTGTTTATTGAAGAAGAGAAAAAGATAATGGTTGAAAAGAAGAAACCTAAAACAAAAACCAAGGGTAATGTTATTGAATTAATATTTCCCGATAAAATAGATGGGAGTGCGTAACATGAGTGATACAGATTTTAATGGAGCATATGATCCTACCAAGGCAGACATGGTTAATCACCCACCACACTATAATCAGTATGGTGTAGAGTGTATTGATGCATTACGAGCAGCATGTGGTGAGGGATTTGAGTACTACTTACAAGGTAATGTAATGAAATACCTATGGAGATACCGATATAAGAATGGCATAGAAGATTTAAAGAAAGCCAATTGGTATTTAGAACTACTGATGGAGACTGTTGACAATGGCAATAAGGAAAACTAAAATCTATATTACATTGGAAGTGGATACAGAAGAGTATCCCACTCCTGTAGATGAACAGTTACAGGATGATGTACGTGATCAATTTGAGTCGTTTGTTTACGACATAGATGGATTTCATTTAAATAACATTAAAATATTAGTAGGAGATTAACATGGCATTACCAACAGATTACCAAAACTTTATAGCTACCTCTCGCTATGCAAGATGGAAAGAAGATGAGGGAAGAAGAGAAACTTGGGAAGAAACAGTAACACGATATGTGGACTTCATTTGGTCTAGGACTAATGTTGACAACATCATGCCAGACAGCACACGCACAAAAATATGGAAAGCCATATACAACCTAGAGGTCATGCCATCTATGAGAGCCTTGATGACTGCAGGTAAAGCACTTGATCGTGACAACACTGCAGGATACAACTGTAGTTATCTGCCTGTTGATGATGTGAAATCTTTTGATGAAGCTATGTATATATTGCTGTGTGGTACAGGTGTAGGCTTTAGTGTTGAACGTAACTACATCAACAAGCTACCTGAAATACCTGATCAGCTATTCAATAGCGACACGTGCATATCAGTAAGCGATAGCAAAGAAGGATGGGCAAAGTCTTTTCGTATGCTACTAGCCCTATTGTACGCAGGAGAGATACCCACGTACGATGTCAGCAAAGTTAGACCTGCAGGTGCTAGGCTAAAGATCTTTGGCGGTAGAGCATCTGGCCCTGCACCATTAGAAGATCTGTTCAAGTTTACTATCAACATGTTCAAAGGTGCTGTAGGCAGAAAGCTTACAAGCTACGAGTGTCATAGTATTATGTGTAAGATAGGGGAGATTGTTGTAGTCGGTGGAGTTAGACGATCAGCTATGATAAGCTTGTCCAACTTGTCCGACATACGTATGCGTCATGCTAAGACAGGACAGTGGTGGGAGACTGCGCCACACATGGCACTCTCTAATAATTCTGTGGTGTACACTGATAAGCCTGACTCCGAAACATTCTTGAGGGAGTGGACTTCACTGGTAGAATCTAAGTCGGGTGAACGAGGTATCTTTAATAGAGTGTCGGCACAGTATCAAGCCAAAAGAAATGGCAGAAGAGATCCCGACTATGACTTTGGTACTAACCCATGCAGTGAGATTATACTTAGACCTTATCAGTTCTGTAATCTTACAGAGGTTGTCGTTAGAAAAGATGATACACGTAATAGTTTACAAAAGAAGATTGCTCTTGCAACTATCTTAGGTACACTACAATCTAAGCTTACTAACTTTCCTTATCTAAGAAAGGTATGGAAAAATAATACAGAAGAAGAGAGGTTATTAGGTGTAAGTCTTACAGGTATTATGGATAGTCCTCTAACTAACGGTAAAGAAATGGGATTGCGTGAGAGATTAGATACCTTTAGAAAGATAGCAGTAGATACTAACAAGCAATATGCTAAACTATTAAACATACCACAATCTACGGCTATCACATGCGTCAAACCTAGTGGAACTGTATCACAGTTATGCGATTCGGCTAGTGGTATACATGCTCGACACTCACAATACTACATACGTACTGTACGTGGTGACAACAAAGATCCTCTCACAAAGTTTATGATCAATCAAGGTGTACCTAATGAGCCAGAAGTTAACAAACCAATGGATACTACGGTCTTTAGTTTTCCAGTTAAATCACCAGAAAAATCTATTACAAGAAATGATATGTCTGCTATAGAACAGCTAGAAATGTGGAGAATATATCAAGAGCATTGGTGCGAACACAAGCCATCCATTACGGTATCTGTGCGTGAAGACGAGTGGCTTGAAGTAGGAGCATTTGTATTTAAGTATTTTACGGACATGTCAGGTGTGTCTTTCTTGCCACACTCTGATCATATATATCAGCAAGCACCCTATCAGGAGTGTACAGAAAAAGAGTATAATGATATAGTAGCCATTAGTAAACCTATAGATTGGAAAAAACTAAAAGGTTATGAGGGTGAAGACAATACCCTGTCGAGTCAAACGCTTGCTTGCAGTGGTGACTCATGTGAAATTGTAGATATAGGAAAGTGAGGTAACTATGCCAAAGATTACAATAGATGAAACAGAATATGAAGTTAAAGAAGACGATCAAGAAAAGATTCAACTACTTAACATGCTATCGTTAGGTAGTAACGCATTGAACTTGCTTAACCACATAGCTCAGTGTGTTAACGCAGTACAACAAGGTAAAACCCAAGAACTGAAAACGAGTTTAGGAGTTAAAGATGAAGAAAAGAAATCTAAAAAGTAGAAAAGAAATGGGATTAGGGAAGTATGATGCTCCCCTAATCATACAGTATACCAGAGGTATTAACGATTTTAAATCGGGTAATCTAGCAAATCCTTTTCATTTAAATACTATGCAGTATAGAGAGTGGGAACGTGGATTTACTAGAGCATACTATGATAGACTTAAAAAGGTTAAGCAACATGAAGCTAAAGAAAGAAGCAGAAGCTTGGTTAAAGAGGAAGTACAACAACATGCAGATAGATGATTATCAAAATACAGCTAAGACAACAGCCATATATCCACAAGAACATAAGATACTATACCCTGCGTTAGGATTAGCAGGAGAAGCAGGAGAGGTTGCTAATAAAGTTAAAAAGATTATAAGGGATGGTGTTCAGAACATGCAACCCGATTGGAAGCAACAGCTTGCTGCAGAAATCGGAGATGTTCTATGGTACTGTGCTGTCTTAGCTGATGATCTTAACATGTCGTTAAGTACACTTGCAGCACAGAATCTAGAGAAACTAGAGAGGCGTAAGGAACAAGGAACATTACAAGGTAGTGGGGATAAACGATAACTAAAACTGTGTGGTTGAAACGTCAGAAGATATTTTACTAGCAATATCTAGCAGTGCAGTATAGTTATAATTATCTTCACTGTCAGGCTTGCCAACCGAACCGTCATACTCTGCTATAGCTAACGTTCTAATGGTGTCAGGTAGCTTTTCAAATTCGTGACGTTGTAGTGGTGTACCCTTTAATGTTTCAGAGTATTCTTTAGCCTGTTTCTTCATCTCAGTTTTAATTTCAGTTATCTTCTTTTTTAAGAGCATACGTTGTATTTCGGATTTTGATAATCCTTCCCCTTCATAATCACCTACATCAGTATACTCTTTTGATTTAAGGTAAGGTATTAGTACATCCTGTACACCATGCGATATTATCACAGAATTAATAGCGTCTACTTCTGGATCTCTAGTTCTTTTGTATAGTGTAGAGGGAAGTATCTTTAGTCTTTCCATTTCTGCTTCTAATTCATTGCGCCTTTCTCTGTACAATAAGCCCTGTGTTTGTCTAGTAAGTGGCGTAGTTCTTCGTATCGTTTCACCACTTGATGCTACCTCTAAGGGTTCTGGTGCTTTGTAAATATCCTTACCTAAAGTATCTTCTAGATATTCCGCTAAAGCATTGTTGCCCGGTAATCTAGCAATTGTTTTATTTACAATCAAATTAAACATACTATCGCTGTTAGTATCTTTAATGATGCGTTCATCGTCTTTAGATATAAATGTATTGTATGGATCTTGAAGAACAGTGGCAGGTATTGTAAAAGTACTAAGTATGTTAGCACCAAAGTTAGCTATCATTTTATTAACTCTTTCTGTATCACCTGAAGTAAGATCCTCTAAACCATTTTCAAGCATGTATAATCCCATACCTGCTTTAAATTGTGCGCCACTAATAGCCTGTATACCATCCTGTATAGTTCTTCTATTCTCCATAACAGGCTCACCTTTTATTTGTCTCGCTATTAGATCGCCTAAAAATAAATAAGGTGCTGCAGGAAACATAGGTCTTAGATCTGTTGTGCCACCCTCTGTGCTTCTTGCTTCGTACCATCTATCCCCTGCTAGTTCAGACATTCTAAACGCAGTAGCACCTGCAAGAGCAGCAACTCCTACCATACCCTTAGATACTTGCTCATACGATTGTCCTATCTCACGTTGTCCTGTTCCAGTTGCAACTTGAAAAGCCTCACGGTACATAGCCATATTAAAGGGTGAGTACTCATAAGTAAACTTCATAGCATTCATCATAAATCTAGGGAAGGGTACAAAAGATGTACCAATAAAAGGAACAGCATGCACTACGTTAGAGAACGCTCTGGCTGTATCATTCTGAAAAGATCTTTGATATGTAAATTCTAATGCATCTTCTACGGCTTGCTTGAGTGCAACTTTTCCATCCTTAGTACCAAATACATCGTTAAATCTACCTGTTCTCATAATTTCAATTAGATCAAAGTTTTCTTTAGTTACTAGTTTACCATCTATCTTTGCCCCTGCATCTAATGCTTTGCTATACATAACATTGAGTTGTCTTTTTAAACTTCCAGTAAGAGCAGCTTGTTTAAACATATTATCGCTCAAAGTATTCAGTGCATTTAATTGTCGTGATACACCATGTAGTCTAGATACTTTTCCGTTAGTTACATCTTGAACATCAGCTAGTTCTCTGAATAGTCTACCTGCTTCTTTACCAAACCCCTCTTGAAAAATAGATCGTACTGCACTAGATTCTTTTCTATTAGCAAGACCATAAGCAATAGCAAACACATCACTGTTAGGAGTTAACGGTGCAGTGCCTGTGGCTTTCTGTATTCCTCTATTCACAGTTTGAGTTAGTACATCAAAACCTATACGTGAGTATCCAGAAATAGTATTACGTACTGTCGTACCAACTTGAGAAGTCATAAAGGCAAGTCTTGCTTGATCAACAGCCTTTAACCCACCACCTAAAGAGCTTCTTACACTACCATCTTTAGCAACTTTATTAGCTTTCTTTATATTTTCAACTGCCTGTTTATCAAATCCAAATAGATCATAGTTTGCAATATCATCTAAGTCTTGCATAAACTTATTAAAGTTTTTCTTTTCCATACCTACCGTTTGAAGAAGCCTACCTGCTTCAGATACTTCAGACATGAAAACATTTGCTACATCATCAGTGGTTAGATTATATTTCTTTAAAAATTCTCCAAAGTTATCAGCAACTTCATCGGTTGCTCCTTGCTTTCTTAATGCACGTGCTAGTCCTTCAGTGATTCTTTCTCCTTCCTGAAGTCCTCCATTTTTATATAGAAATTCAGACAAAGCCCCTGTAATATTTTTAAATCGTTGAGCTTCTATAGACAATTTTAAGGGTGCATTTATGTCTGCTTCATTGTATACATTTTTAGAACCTTGGATACCTTTAAGAGTTGTTTGTCCTTTTGCTACTAGTTGTTCGTTTAAAGGTCTAAGTGTTTCATCAGCAGTAGATAATCTAGTAGCTATGTTATTAAATAGAGTTTGTTTTTCATCTAGTTTTTTACCTGACAAAAATGTATCTACTTTTTTATTGCCATTTTCTGTACGTTTTTTAATAGCCTCAGTAGATTCCTCAATAATATTACCTGTATTTCTTTCCACCCAAGCTACTGTTTTTTGTTTAGCAAACAAAGGAATAAGAGAGGCAGGTGCTGCACTAAGTGCAAAGGCTATACCTGTCTGTGCTTCTGAATATTCTTTTTGTATATCAGCTTCTATTAAAGTGTTTTGTGCAGCAACATCTTGTGCAACTCCACCTAACCCCTCAACTGCAATAGTAGTTTTAATTGGATTAGCTGCCATAGTTCCAACAAGCCTAGCAATACCTAGCTTAGATGCTTGTACAGCTGCCTGACCTGCAATTTTACCACCACTTACAGGTAGTAATGCCCCAATCCAAGTAGAAGGTGCAGTAGCTATTCCTTCAAGATAATCCCAAAACGCCCCCGGAGCATGCCCTTCTTCATACAGATTAGGTAATTCATTATACGCATTAAACAACAATCTATAGTCGTTAAGTTCTGCTTCTTTTCCATCTGTCTTTAGGCCACTAACATATCCAAAGTCACGCCCTGCAGTTATCTCATTAACATCAAAGCTTCTAAAGTGTTCTATCATTTCATCAATAGCATCTTCAGGAGCTACACTATCTTCTCCCCATCTATTATTAGCAAATCTAATAGCAGCATCCTGCACTTCTTGATTTTGTTTTAGATCACTATAAGTAAAGTCATCTTCTTTTAACTCTTCTATTGTGTCTTGTTTTATTCTAGCTTTTTCATCTTCTTCAGGTGTAGGTTGAGTCAACGCTTCTACTGTATTGTCTGTATCAGGAGTGGTAGAAGGTTGAGTACTAAGTTGTCTTTGCACCTCAAGAATAGCATCTTGTTGAGTAGAACCTTCTGGCCCATTTATAGTGTACTTTTTTCCGTCAGGTGCTGTAACTGTAAATATTGGCATTAATCTGCTTCCTCTACAGCACTCCATCCCTCACTAGTTGGAGAAGCAAACATTGGAATAAAGATATTTCTAAACTGGGTATCATTTTCTGGAGTAAGTTGCAAAAGTCTTGAGTGTTCATTAAACAAATCCACTCCTTTTATTCGCATCCATTCTCTCCACTTTGCATTTGTTTCGTACACTAGTCTACCTGAAACATTATCGTATTTACTTGTTAGACCAAACTCTACTGCATCTTTTTCTGCACCTCTTGTTATTACATTATCAATAGATTTAAAAGTACTATTCCAAGCTGTTGTATCTAGATTAGAATTTGTACCTGCGTTTTCCATCATTCTTATTTTTTCTAATTGCATACTGGCAACAGACTTTTGTTCAGGATCATTACTATTTAACATAATAGTTTCATATACAGATTTAGATTCAGATATGTCTGGTTGTATTAGCGCAGGGTTTACACCTTTAGGCCCATCTCCACCAGTAAGAAAAGGTATACCCATAGACTGATATACCCTACCTTTAGCAACAAGATCACCCACCCCTTCACCATACTGTGCATAGATCTGTTGAGCTAACGCTTCATCTCCACCAGTTAAAGGCAGTAACATCTGCATAGCATTCATTGTATTTTCTTTTCGTCTAACAGCACGTGCATTAGCCGCAGCTCGTTGTTTGGCTTTGAGTTCTATCTCTGTAAGCTTTTCAGTAAGATCTATTTTATTTTGTATCTCTCTCTTTTCATCCAGTATCTTTGTGCCTTGTCGTGC